GCGTAGTACCAGGCAAGGCCAAGACTTTGAATGTAGTCAGTTGGCCTTTGCCTCCAGTTGCCTGAGGAAGTCTCAGTGTATGAACTTCATACCCTTCTTCTTTAAGCAAGGAAACAGCAGCGTTGAGTTTCTCTTTACTGATACCAATAGTAGCTTCTACACCCCCACCTATATCAAGCCATTCCTTCTCATCGACATGCTTTTTGAGCATGTCTGAAGTTGCCTTGAGAACGTTGGCCTTATCTTTGGCACCAGGAGCAAGAAGAGATCGAACAGACGATTCGTTGATGCCCATGTGTCGCCCAATTGCAGAAGTCCCCCAGCCCTTGTCTTTAAGACTCTGCGCCTGATTGATCTTCTCTTGTCTCTGTTGAGCAGTAGCAATTGTCGTACGAGCATTCAGCTGAGTGGTGGTGATGCCCATACCACGAGCTATCTCTGTCTTTGATAGCCCTTGCTTCCGCATCATGTCGACTGCATCTAGAAAGCTTCGATTACGAGTAGCGGTGGAGTTACCACCAGATCCCCAAGGATAGCGACCAGAATGCCGAGGGGTGCCATAATGTTTAATGTGATCTTCTGCACTAATAATCATGACTCCTCCTCTAGCCGTAGCTGATTAATTTGCTTGTCGAAATCTTGAATCTTCTCCATGATGAACATGATGTCATCTGGGTCAGCATCATAAATTATGACCTCATTATCTTGATAGATCCGAAGCTCGATGTTGATCTTGTAGGGATCCACTTCATACTCTAAGCAGAATAAAGCAGGATAGATCTCGAGTTGATGAACAGAGCCAGCAATGACTCCTGTCTTCAAATCAAATATACGAAGGGTGTTGTACCGAAACGAGATTGCATCAGCTGTGCCAAAACAATTTTCAGAATAGAAGAGCACCTGTTCAGGAACCATTCTATGCTGAATCGCATCGTTTATGTACATACCCAAAGTACCGACATGATCGGAGAGTCTGCGAGCTGTGATCTCACCTTGAGCATACGCATGTTGAGCTACACCATAAGCTGATGCCTGTGCTGTAGTCCAACGTTCAGCTAATCTATTAGGCGTGTAGTTGACCCAATGATACTGACTTGGGCTTAGAAACGCGTGCTCGCCTTGGAGGTTCAAATGCTTGTTGAAGCGCATTCAACACCTCCTCTTCGATCTCTGGATAGATGAATGAAGCAAAAGACATTTCGTTCAATTTTTTGACAAAATGCTCTTGATTCGGTTGCACATTAGCATCCGCAGATATCTTGACTTCGAGTGAAGCCCATCTGTCACGATACAAAAGAATGAGATCGAGGATACCTTGCTGATACGAAGGGTCTTGCTTCAGCACCTCAATACCCGGAAACATGACTCTGAGCTTCTTGATCAAACGAGCTTGATATTGCTTCTCCGTCACATATACTCTCCCTTTTATGGTGAGAAAAAAATGAGGCATCCTCACTATTCCATATAGGGGCGCGAATTGCGCGCGGGCCAATGTCTAATCTATTACAATCTCGAATTCTTGATAAGTAGGCCATACAACTGTGTGATTCAGAATGGAGAGAACCAAGTCAGATTCAAGAAGGCCATACTTCATTGCAGCCTCGAACGAGTTCTCATAGATCTCGCCAGTCTTGACCTCCTTGACTGGATCCAGGATAGGGAACATGTATGGGTTTCTGAACTGCTGGTTGTATCTGATGGCAAACCATCTTGGTCTCCATACGATGTTCTCTACACGATTGTCCCATCTATCACCATTCAGATTGATGGGCGTATCATAGGGCTCAAACTGACGAGGAATGAATGCGTTGGCAACCAGAAGTGGAACAGATCTGTGGTACTGCATCCCACCTCTCACCATACCTACATAGACGACTCCGAACTGATTCTCGTTCAGTTCCAAGATTCTCCCAGATTTCTCAGCCCGTACGTTCCCGAGATTGCTTATACTATAATGCTCAAAGTTCTGTATTTCTCTCCAGATCTCAGCTGTCACCCTTGTGGCCTCCCTCTATTATCTCGATAGTTTCGAGCAGGCAAAGCCTCCTTGGCAACCAACAATGAAGTCTCCAACAACTCAATCACATCTTCAGGATTTCCACGAAACACTATGTAACATCCCACATCATTCTTTTTGCCCAATGAGATCCTCACATCGGCGAGTCTATCGTCAGGTTCACGGGTTATCGACCACTGCATAATTATCTCCTTTAGGCCTTGGGCAACACGAGGCCTTGGCGGCTCTTTAATACCTTGCCAAGAAAAACACGTCCAAAACTCTTTTACTTTTTCCTACTTAATGTCTATTATTTATATCTATTATATATATTAGGTTCGTGATTCTGAGAAAGTCTTTAGGGATGTATTTGGGCAGATATTTGACCAAAAAGGCTATTTCAGCTCGTTTTGATCAAAATAAGTAGCATTAAAGTTCTTCTTTGACTTCAAAGCACGCCAAATTGCACTGTCAACTAGACATTGGGATTTTAAGGTATAGTAGTATAAATTTAGATAGGGAGTGTTCATTCGGTCAATTCGGCCATGAGCCTGCTCCCACAATTTGTAAGAATATGTCAACGAATAGAACAGTATGGAATCGGTCATAATCGTGTCCCAAGCCTCTGCTCCGGCTATGTATTGGACCAGATATACCCAGTTGTTTCCAAACGGTATCTCTTCGTGTTTGTGCCCGTTCCACTCCGCTACCGTAGTGACGTCTTCTAAGCCCCGTAGAGCCTCTAATTCGTAGTTGAAGTTGTAGAACACGATCAGACGCTTCCGTTGCTTTAGGACGTCTCTGACGGCCTCTAGACGCGAAGGATCTGAGTTGACGACCCTGCGCATGACCATGAACAATTCAGCCACGTCACGGATGGGTTTATTGTCGTAGACGTTCCATCTGGTCTTGATGACTTCCTTCAGTAACGCGTCATCATGATCCACGAATATGATCTTCGAATGCCTGATTGTTCCCTTCACGTACGGCATGTGAACGAGGATCTTATTCCGCTGCTTATTCAGCCTCGACACTCCGAGATATCTAACAATCTTAGGGAACTTGGTATACGGAGCGTATACGACATGTTCTTGCATGAATTCTGTTCGATTCTTATAGAATCCATTCGCAATGAAAACTGGTACATAGTCAAGCCACGTGTCCCCCGGGGTGGCACTAAGAAGTATCCAATTATTCGCTCTCGAGATTCTGAGGAAGGACTTGACCCAGGCTCCGCTTCCGACGAGTCGCTGCTCATCGAAGATGAAGAAGCAGTTTTTAACTCCTTCATACTTGTCGATATTATTCCAACTATCGACGGTGAGCACTCCTCCGATAGTACTATCTTCATGTCTGCTAATTGCATACACTGCCGCCTCTCGGTCCCAGTCCAGGCTATCCCGCTTCTTGGCTGTGGTGATCACGAATACGTTCTTGGGAGCCTCATGCTCTATGTAGTAAGCAATAGCTACTCTGGTCTTACCTGTTCCTACCCCTCCCCACAAGATGTTTCCGTTTTCTAACTTTCTTAGTGCTTCCTTTTGATGGGGTTGTAGTTTCTCTTTTAGGTCCATGACATCTCGGACAATAGCCTATTCCACCTTCATAACCGCATTTTGGACAATTTCTCATTCTGGATCCTTGGTATACGCATCTGTGGTTTCATCTGAATGATGAGGAATCAGAGGCAACCTCAGAAATCCACCAGTGGTCATGTTGTAACCAGCTTCCAGCCCCCGCAAGAATCTCTCCACTTCCAATCTACACCCAAAGCTTTCTCTCCAGAGACCCTTCTTGTCGTTTTGGAGCTCCACTTCGTATACCATCAGACCAGGATCAAGTCTGAATGTTTGAGTCTTAATCGTTATGACCATTAATCGAGCCATCCCAGATTGTCGGCAGTTCGCATAAGTAACACGGCCATCTTCTCGTCGTAACCGAACCGGACTCTGTTCTGTTCGATAGAGCGCCGGAGACTTCCATCCGCATGGCGAAGCGTCGCAGCCTTCCAGTCAGCGAGCATCTCGATCAACTGCAACAGATCCATCTCGTGTATACCGTTGAAGAAATGCTCAGGGTGGTGGTCATTCACCGCATAGTGGTGTTCAAGGCCCACAGCCATGCTGCGAAGGTACTGATGATACTCGTGACTGTCATAAGTAGTGTCACGTAGCTTCGGCGTGAACTCATCGAACACAGCCAATTCGGG